TTGCCGTAATGGTCTTATTCGTTGAGAAAGTAAACGGACACGTTTCCGCTGCATTGGTTGAAATCTTGCTTAACGCATCCGAACACGAGGTTGCCGTGTACGGCATGACTGGAATGTAGCTCAACTGATATGATATGTGTTGCGCGTTGACCGTCACCAATCCATCGATAGGCTTGGATATCTTATAAATGCGAAACGCCTGAGGTGAACGAGCTGGCGAAGGCTTGGCGACGATGATTCTGGAAATCTCGATCTCGTTGAATCTTAAGTCATCAACAGGAACAACCATCTCCAATTCAAAGATGCCGTTGACTTCCTGTTCAACGAAACATTCAGTTGCGCCCAACCTTCCCAGTCCGTTTGTCGTAAACGTTGTAGCGTTCGCGTTAAAAATAATTGGTCTCATAAAGTCCACCACCTCGGCTTGATACCGACCTCTGTGAATGTATTATCAAATGTGATTGTTGTCTTGCCGGGAGGAAGTTTCGGGAACACATTATTATTCAAAGTCAGATAGGAGTTTCTGTTTGTGTAGTTAGACATTCGGCAGTCCATTTCATCGCAATCCGTATAAACGTAATACGTGAAGGTGTTCTGGCCTATCGTGATGGAACAGGAATAATTACCATTCGTGAATGTAATCGTTCCGTATCCCTTGGTTCTGATATTCGGCAGAGCATCATACAGATAAACGTTATCGAGCTTGTCTCCTGTGGTTAAGGTTATATAGGACTCGCCAGATGTCATGAATCTTTGAGGCATACAATCGAACCTAACGGTAAATGAACCAGTATCGTTCACCCACTCAATAGATGAAATATCAAGGCCGCCCGAAACTCTGGCCATTCTGTATTCATTCGGCCTATAGGTGTCTTCCAGTCTGAAGTATCCAGCTTTGCTCAATAATGTTGCTCTGAACGAGTCATAATTGCTTTTGAATTGCTTTGGTATAAAACACCGATAATAGACTTCTGAATTGAGCCATCTTCCATTGGATAAAGTTAAGTCTCCGTTTCGGCCAGGAATCGCAACCGATTCAACGTCTGGTTCTGCTCCGCCCCATCTTCCGTCTCCGTTTATCCAAATACCCCAAGTTGTGGAAGCCGTGCCGTCGATCATGAAATAGTTTTGAAGTGCGTTGCTCATCTCTGAACGGCCACCTTTCTCAAGTATTTGGAATTGATTCTTTGTTCTACGGCCTCAGCGATCTCATTGACATCCTGACCCTTGGCCGCATTCACAACAATAGTGACACCGCCATAGTTGTTGGTTTCTGAAGCGTTATTTACCGCATTCTGGATCATGCCCATCAGAGAACCTAATCCAGCGACGACCTCTGCTCCCGCTTCGCCTCCGCCTAATAGTTTTCCGTCTTGCATCCCGAAAATTGTGGGATTGTCCAGAATCATACCGTTCTTCATAGCCTTGGCATACCAAGAAACAGAAAGCGAAGGAACGGACGGCGGATTCAGAGAGAACGATCCTGTTAAGCTGAAATGCGGTAAAGCGATATGCGGTAATTCAAGAGTTAAGTTATCAAAGAAATTCTTGATTGCATCTAGTCCGTTTTTGGCTAGGTCTTTCGCATCTGTGAAGATGTCGCTGAATCCTGTTGTCAGTTTTCCGCCCCAATCAGAAACGTAACCTTTTAGCGTTCCGAATGTATCTTTGAATAACGGCCCGATTTTGTCCGCCCACTTCTGAGCTTTCTCCCACATCTGGGAAATACCGTCGCCCCACGTTTCAACCGCTCCACTAAAATCGCCTTCCATTAACTGAGCGAAACCAGTTAAGGCCGAACCCAAGGTAATAGAAATCTCATCCGCCAAACCTTGGATGGATTCCGTGACCCAAGGGAGAATCGACTCGACCAGAGGCATCAACAAATCTGTTGTCGTCCCTAGGAGGTCGCTGATCGGTTCGAGAACTGTCGCCAAAGCCTCAACTAATGCAGTTAAGGAAGGCATCAAAGCATCTACCAATTCAGCGATAGGCTCTAATAGCACTCCCAATATATCCGCTAATGGTTGAAGCAAGGTAGAGATAACAGGAGCGAGCGTTTCCAGAAGACTCCCAAGGATATCGAAGATAGGACTAAGTGCATCGAATATCGGCCCAAGCAAACCAGAAATCTCTCCGATAACAGGAAGGATATTCTCTAAGGTCTCACCTAATTCTGAGAAGATCTCTTGCCACTTGGGGTCTTGAGTCATCTTAATTAGCTCGTCCGTCAGAGTAGTGATTGCCGGAGCGAGCGCGACAGCAAGTTGTCTCTGAAGAACTTGCGACGACTGGTCAAGTCTATCGAACCCGTCTTGCATATCGCTCAGAACACCGAGCGTCTCTTCATCGACGACCGCGCCCATGTCGTGCGCTTCCTGAGCGAACTCGTGGATGCCATCCGAACCGATTTTTATCATCGGCTTTAAGTCTTTTGCAGACTTGCCGAAGATATCCATAGCGAGTTCTTCAAGCTCTAACTCGTCGCCGACTCCGCCAAGGGCATCAATGACCTCATAGAATAGCGTTTCCGCATCTCTCAACTCGCCTGTCGTTTCATCGCGGAGCTTTACTCCGAGTGCTTCAAACGCCTCGGCAGCAGAACCAGTTCCGTCCTTCGCCGAGATCATCGACTTCTTCAGTTTGCCGAACATACTGACGACCGTATCCAAATCGGTGTCAATTAGCTCGGCCATATATGCGAATTCTTGAAGCGTCTCAACGGAAAGACCTGACTGAACCGAAAGTGTGAACATTTCGTCTGCAAATCCGGCAGAGTCAACGACCGCCGTTTGCATCGCCTTGCCAAGTTCTTTCAGGCCTTCAATTGCCTTCTGGATTCCCCACGTTACCATATCCGCGAGGACTTGTTTCGCGGCAGACCATGCCTCAGAGGCTTTCCCTGTCTCGTCCTTGGTTTGCTCGGTTTTGCCACCGAGTTCGTTCATGTCCCCAGCGGCATCGTTCGCACCATCGCCAAGGTCTTCCTCGCCCTGTGCTGCCTCATCCAACTCACTTTGATATTTGTCGAGTTCCTGTTGCGTTTCTATGATCTCTCTTTGGAGAGCGTCATACTGGTCAGGCGGTAAGTCTTCGTTTAGCGCGTCCTTTAAGGTGTCGAGTCTTTCAGTTGTCAGCTTGATAGCGTCGTTCAAGAGTTTTTGTTTTTGCTCAAGTAATTCAACGTTATCAGGATCAAACTTCAAGAGTTTCTCAACATCCTTCAAGTTTGTTTTAGTTGTCTTTAACTGAGTATCGACATTTTTTAGGGCTTTATTAAGTCCTGTGGTATCGCCGTTTAGTTCTATGGTGATACCCGCAATACGTTTAGATGCCATGATTTACCCCAGTAATTTGTCTATGTCTTCTTGCGAGGCGACATAATCGTATTCGGCATTATCGTTTCCTCTTTCAATGATGATGTCGATAATGTCACCGATATCAAAAAACTCCAGATCGGCAATTCTCATGCCAAGCTGGAGTATTCTTAATGTGTAGACTGCCGTGTTATATTCGCGATCAGTCGCCTTCGTCAGTTTTTTGCCTTACTTGTGTTTTTCTCAGATCCCGAAATCATCATCATGATGTCGGATGCTGCATTTGCGAAATCCAGAGCCTCGAACTCTGCTACCCAGACAAAGAAGGATTCCTCTGAAACTGAGTAATCGTAATCGGCCTGTTTCTTCGCAATATATGCAACTCTGGGGAAGAACTCGGCTAATCCCTCCGCGTTCTTCCCTGAGCGCAATGACTGCAATTCGCGGATGAAATCCGCTTTGAATGCTTTTTTGTAAAGGATAGGTGTCAGAGCGTTGACCTCTAACATCACTTTATTAGCCCCAATAGTAACCTCTTGCCTCATGTCTTGCCTCCGTTATTAGGTGTGAAGTGCCGTCGCCGTGTAAACGCTCGTGAACCATGCGTTGTACTCGGTGGTCTGCGTGTCCTCGGTCGTGGCTGCCTTTGTGGTGTAAATGCTCAGAGAGCTGTTATAGATAGTACCGACTTCGATCGGAATGCTCGTCTCTTCGGGAGAGATGTTCTCTTCCTTGGTGTTGCCGGATTCG